TTCCATTTACTTCCAAATCTCTATAATCGCGTATAATTCCATCCTCAAAACAGAAAGTGTCCCACACCCACGGTTCCAAGCTTCCGTAACGCTCATATTTGTATGGTTCTGCATCAACAAGAATCTCTATTTCGCAACTGCTTTCCAACGTCTCTTTCTTAGTGTTTACTGTGACAACTCCATAGTAAACAAAATCCGGTCGATTATCAGGGATGATGCCACATAATTGTCCGTGAAGGTCGTTCTCTATCTTATCAGCCACAATATCCCATTTGGTATAATCACCTTCGTACTCAAAAGCAAATCCCATTGCGCGGTTCTCATACTGAACATCATCTCCCGTTAAAAATTTTGTCAAATCCAACTTGCCATTCCTAGCCGGTATTTCTACACTATACCTTTTTTCTTTTGGGGATTCGATTACAAAAGGTGCCATCCATTTCAAACCATAATCTTTCCAACTATGCTTTCCGTTAAATGTCACGCCATAAATTTCTCTGGTCATATTGTACGCCTCCTTGCCTTCATATTCGCAACCGCAAGCCTGTTATCAATCGTTTCTGTGGTCAGTCGCCCTACTCTTTCACCATACATTTCCATTTTTAAGTCCGATTTTACCAAAGCATCCACAATTAATCCGCTGGCAGATTTTGCAAATTCTCTGCCAATTTTTGCAAGATCATCGTCAGACATTTTTACTTGCATCTGTTCTCTTCTTTGAGAAACATTCAGTTTTCCTTCGATTTCAGAAATGATTTTTTCAGATACATTCAATTGCTTTTGGTTTACCACAGAATATACTTCCTGCATCGTAGAAGGTATATCAATGCCCTTCATCTTCTCGTGCAGCTCATCCAAGTTAAGTGATTTCAAAGCCGTATCTGTCAGCTGTGCTGATGTCTTTCCAACAAAGTCCTTCTTATTATCGATACCAAGAGCATATCCATCTCCATAATCCTCTCCAAGATACATGGATTCTTTCGCCGGAGAATTAGAATTTTGTGTCTGTCGCGTTTTTTCTAGTGCCACATTTACAATTTTTTGTGCTGCGTTTGCTACTGCACCAATCGTCCCAGATATTCCGATTGCGTATCCTGATCCAAAATCACTACCTAGCGACTTCGCCGCTTCGGCATTACTCAATTCCCCTTCTGCTGTACCTGCAATTTTGCCTGCTGCCTCTCTTACTTCCGGTTCTTTACTGCTTACTGCCCCTGCATATGCTCCCGTGGCGTTCTCGCCATTTATTTTCAGCACAAGGGCAGAATACTGTGTTTCATCCAGCATAGGCTTTAGGGCTGTCAGGATTGCAACTTTTACTTCATCGCTAGAACCACTTACCGCATTGATTAAGTTCTCCATGGATGCTTTTCCTTCTGCATCTAATTTCCCATCTATATCTGCCTGTGTAAGAGCAGAAACCATTGCTGCACTTGCCTCTGGACCAATTGCCTCTATACCAGCCGCCACACCACCCGGTAGTTTGTTAAATTCATTTATAGAATTAATTGCCGCTTTTGCCATGTCCCGATAAACGCTGTCTGCAACCTGTATCGTACCATCCTGAACAAGTTTCATGCTCTCCACATAACCATTCGCCTGTTCAAGCATTTCATCTTGCGTTTCCTTAGACGATGCGAGTGCTTCTGCCGTATAAGATCTATACGATGTTACAAGTGTATTTAGTGCCGTTTCAATCTCAGATGTACTTCCTGATGCCATAGCAGATACTAAAGCGTCATAATTGTTAATCTCGGTAGCAAATGAGTTAATCTCATTTCTTGAATTCTGAACAGATTTTTCTAACCTTCTATGTCCATCTTCTGCTTTTTTCAACCCATCCTTCGCACTTTCAAGAGCATTTTCATACGCAAGCAAATCGTCAGGAGCATTCTTTGCAGCCCATTCCCAATCTTCCTGTGCACTATTTAATTTTTCTTGTGCGTCAGCCACTTTTTTATTTTGTTCTTCCAGTTTTGCAGATGCATCCTTATACTTCTCCATAGCCTCAGAAGTTTTTTCATAGGCTTTCGCCATATCGTCTTGCATGGAATTTATTGTGGCTTCTGCTTTCTTCTGTGTAATCAATTCTTGAATGGATGCAATCGTTTCATCATATTTCTGAATCACACCATCCATCATGTCAATCTCAATTCCGAGTGCATCCGACAAAAGACCCGTGATAACTTTTGCACGGTCTTCATATCCAGCTTTCACATGTCCATTCGCATCCGTAATAGATTGCAACTCTGTCAACAAAGAACTATATCCGTTATACTCTCTGTCAATCGACTGGACAGATTCTTCTCTAGCCTCACGTTGTTCTTTCATCGCCTCGGTTGTTTCCTTACAAGATTCCAGAACCTTTTTTTGTCCCTCCGATAGAGAATACATCTCTACAGTAGAATCCTTTGAGGTCAATGCAAGTGCCGTAAGTCCAGCTGTAAGAGCAGCTACCGCACCTACAACCAATCCGACTGGATTCGCATTCGCCGCCGCATTAAATGCTGCTTGTGCAGCTGTTGCTATACTTAATTGTTTACTCAGCAATCCAACTGCTATCTGTTTTAGCGTCAATGCTCCTGTAGAAGCTGCTGTTACAACCGCTTCTGCTCCACCTGCAACTACATATCCTTTTACTGCAACAGTCGCAACTTTGTACGCTTTACTTAACTTACTGACTGTATTTGCAGCACTCTTCGCGACACCATACCCTTTTAATGCGGTATATCCTGCTACCAATACAGGAACCACTTTGTCCAAATTCCTACCAAGCAGATCTACCCCTTTTGTGAACGGAGGCAGCGCCACTTTTGCAACACTTGAAACACCTTTCCCGAAATTTTCTATCGTAGTGGATACTGTTTTTACTGCATCTTTCAGACCGCCATTTGAAAAAGATTCCTCTATTTCATCAATTGCATTTTTGACCGGTTTCCTTACCGATGCAGGTAAAAGTTCTGCCAGTCCTTCTGTTATAGTAGATGCTACCACTCCTGCAGAAGAAATCAATTGTTTTCGGTTGTCGTAAATACCACCCACAAATGCCTGTATAAACGTTACCGCTGAATCTACCATTTTCGGAGCTTGGTTTGCCACATCAACGGATAACTCAGCAAAGACATCGCCTGCTTCTTCTACTGCTCCTTTTAACCCTCCGTTTTCAAATGCATCTGTGATCTGATTAATGCTTTCAGATGCTGTATCAGCAGCACTTTTCAAATCGTCCGACATACTTTCATAGACTTTAATACCAAATGTCTCCGCTGCACCGCCCACCTGTTCCAGTGATGCTTTTAAGTTGTCCTGCATTGTCTTTGCCATTTCAGCAGCCGCACCGTCACAGTTTTTATAACTCTCTGTCAGACTTGCAATTTTGTTCGACCCAGCTTGAACAAGTGCCAGCATCCCCGACAATGATTCCTGTCCGTACAGCGTTACAAGCGCATTATTGCGCTCCTTATCTGTAAGATTGGACATCTTTTCAGAAAGCATTTTGGTCTGTTCTGTCAATGAGATCATTTTTCCGTTTGAATCGAAAAATTCCACTCCCAACTTGTTCATGATTTCTTTCATATCATCAGTTGGTTTTGCCAAGCGTGATAACGCCCCCCTTAAGCTTGTACCAGCCTGACCGCCCTTGATACCTGCATCGGACATAATACCGATTGCCGCTGCGCATTCTTCCATACTGATTCCGAAATTATGCGCCACCGGAGCTGCATACTTCATAGCCTCTCCGGTATCCGCTACTGCTGCATTCGTATCTGCTGCATTTTTTGCCAATACATCGGCAACATGACCTGCCTGTTCAGCTTCTAGACCAAACCCACGCAAAGTAGAAGCTGCTATATCCGCACTTGATGCTAAGTCCTCTCCGGAAGATGCCGCCAAATCCAACATCCCCGGCATAGCTGCTATGATTTCATTCGTGTTAAATCCGGCAGATGCTAAGTTTTCCATACCTTCTGCAGCTTCACTTGCAGAAAACGCCGTACTCGCACCAAGCTCCATCGCCTGTTGTTTTAGTGCATCAAACTCCTTCCCGGTAGCTCCTGAAATAGCCTGCACACGGGACATTGCTGATTCAAACTCCGCCCCTGTCTTTATCGCATATCCGCCAACGGCAGAAATCGCACCACTTACTGCCGTAACTGCTGTAACAGTTCCCTTAAGTCCTGTACTCGCAATCTTACCGAATGTTTTCATCGCCTTTTGAGCAGCACTCGTGTCCAGGTCGGTTGTTATCTTTATGCTTCCGTCACTTGCCAATATCTATCACCTCCCATTAAAATTTTGTATAAAAAGAACACCTACCATTTCTGATAGATGCTCCAATTACTGCGTTTAATTCTTTCTAACAACCTTCTCCTAAAAATCCTTTTATAAAATAATACAGTTTCCCAAGTTTGTTTTCATCTGCTATTTGTTCTATTGTTTCAATAATATATGTCTAGGCAAAAGTCAAGAGGTTTTTCAAAATTTCCACCCTACCTATGGAATAAAAAATAGGCTTCGCCTATTCAGCTCCCCTTCCCCTCAATCTTGAGGGGTT